AAACCAACGGGAGTTGCTACCAATGTAGCGGATCTTGTTCCTTCTGACGAAAAGGCGGGGATGCTGATTGAAAGTTGAACCTGAGTGGTGTTTCCAGTGAAAGTAAACGAATTAGGAACAACGCTCCCACTTTGCCCCGTGATAGACAGGTTTACCGTTCCACTCCATCCCGACTGAGCCGCATCGTAAATGGTTAAGGTAGTATTCAGATTAACACTCTCACCTACATCCACTCTGACCGAATTTGGAGCCAAGGATGCAGCCAATATCGGACATCTCACAACGGTCACCGTTTCTTTCACATCCAGCACCAACCGGTGTCCACCGAAAAACACTGTTCCACCACAGGCAGTTCCGACATTAGCACTAGCATTTATTGATACACCATAACTGCCCACCGCTGATATTGCGCTGTGGGTTACAGTGACTTCGAAATCCTGAGTTGGAATGTTGGGTTTAAATTGAACTGAGCTAGGACTAATGCTTACTGTAGCTCCAGGAGCCTCTGACGTCGCTTGAAGAGATATAGAACCACTCCATCCTGAAGAATTGGTATCACGAATAGTAAGCTTAACAGGAACAGTTATTGACTTGTTTTGCTCCACTTGGAAATAGCCGGGAGTTCCTGTCATGTAGAACGATGGGCATCGTGGCGTGGGTTGGGTTACTGGCTGAGTGGTCAAAGTGAGAACATCCATCAGCGAAACCGTTCCACCACAAGCAATTCCAACATTGGCTCGAGCAGTTACGGTTATGTGATATGTCGAGGAAGATGATATAGCACTGTGGGATATAGTGGCGCTTACCGTCTGTGTCCCGCCTCGGAAATTCACTGAGCTGGGATTGATTGAGACGGTCGCTCCAGGCACATCACTCGTAACCGATAGAGACACCTGTCCAGTCCACCGTGATACTGTCGCATCGCTGATAGTAAGGACAACCGGTATGGACAGCGCTTGATTCAGCTCATACTGAAATTGCCGATTGGACAAAGCTATAGACAACGATGGGCAACTGGGAGAGGGTGGCGGTGGAGGTGGAGGTGAAGGTATTGGAGATGGAGCTGGAGATGGAGGAGGAGGGGTAGGTGTTGGTTCACTGGGCTTAGATCCCAATACGCCCACATACAAGCTCTCCGTAGTCTGAGTTACGAGGGTGTTGTTAGTAAATTCTCTCCGCATCCCCTGTGTGAAAAAGTAAGTGGAAGCATTTAGGCGTGGATCGGCTATAGAGGTAACCTCTATCAACTTCTGACCAGGCGTAAGATTTGAAGGCAGGATGAATTTAGCCGTTACCATTCCATTGGCATTAGCTTTGACCGTGTTGGGAAGGGTTCCTGTCGTTCCAGTGGGGGACATTCGCACGCCGCAAGCTGATAGATCGTAAGCCGTAGCCACGGAGAGGGGAACCGTCTGGCCGTCTATCTTAGCGATAATTCCATCTTCGTAAGGATAGCAACCTCGAATCACTAGCACTATGGTTCGAGGTCTTGGCGTGGGAAGTAATTCCACATTGCTTAGTGCGAATATGCTAAAGCTCGATTGGCTAGATCTAGACATAGCCAGTGATAAGCTTCCGGGCTTAAGATCCAATTTTTCATCATTGAGGACCCAACCGGCATCCCTTTTAGCAAAATCTTGTAAAAGTTCCTTTGCAGAATCAGGATCAGTAGACGGGGGAAGTGCCACCAGCCCTGAAACCTCTACGGTGTTCACTTGGACATTGTTCTGTGTGGAATCGGAATACCAGATGTCCACTTTGGGAAAGCATTCAACCGAGGCTTGAGGTCGTGCAAAGAGGAAACCTGCGATCTCTTTCGCAAAGTCTTCAGTCCAAATTAGCTGAGAATCAACTGGCATTTCGGTTGCTTTTATGGTCGCTGAACTGGTCCAGAGGGACACATCTTGGCATTCTGCTTCGCTCAAATCCAAATCCACGCCAGTAAAGCTCCGATGGATGAAAGCACGATTCTTTCTCGAGTCAATGGAGCAAGTGGAAGCATTTATATCCATCGCAAGGTTATCCACAAAAGCATCAGTGAATAGACCCTTTTTGGGTTGGATGGTGTGCTTGGATAAAGCTTCTTGTTCCAGCGCAGTGAGAGCTAGGTTATATTCAAGTGTCTCTATTCGCTCTCTCAATACGTTGACGTCATAATCCCGAGCTACTCGATACCGAGTGGTGTTTATCATGATGGGATCTTGTGAAAAGGCGGGCATATACATACATGACAGCGGTAACACGCCGTCGGGAGTCTTGGTCTTAGCTGGCTGTGTAGAAGATACCCCACGAATCAATTTAAAATGGCCTTCATCATCCAGAACTAGCCAAGCGAATTGGGACAGGAAGATTTGATATTCAACTAGTATATCCTCGTTTTCCGAAGCTGGCTTAAGAGTGCTAGTGGTCCGGAAATCAATATAATCTTTGTAATCCACTTCATCGTAATCATACGTGGTGGTATCATTATTCGTATAGCTATCAATGCTTACATAATCTCCTTCAACCTCATGATCCCAATAGTAATATTTCACATAGAATTTGGTTCCATCGGGCATTACATTCCCGTTGACAAATGTTATCTCTGGATACCCGATGGATGTATTGGTCTTATTCAAATTGATAGTCCAATGTGTAGTTTCCAGGTAAGCGTTCTCATTCTCATCCACTACCACAACTGGACTTCTCGCGGATTTGATTCCATCCTTCTTGGACAATTGATAAGTTAGAATGTTGGAGTTGAAAGTGAATTCATCTTCTTGATAAGCTCGAGAACGCTTACCTTTGGTCGCAGTGGTGTAAACCAGATATTCAATGTAATAGGTCTGGCCCTGTGAAAAGACGGATGGATTCAAAGCAAAGCCATTCGACGACAGGTATACGTTCAACGTCCTATTAGCACACCCAGGATCCGTATTGCTGAAAGTGTAAGGCGTGGTCTTAGAGCTGTTGGTCCAAACTCCAACGATTTCAGTTACTCGATACGATGTAGCATCGTAAAGCCAGCTACAGCTGTCGTAAGTGTTAGGGACAACACGGGTTTCACTGATTTTTTGTCGGACATCCACCTGCAGGACTTTCGCCACAGGATATGATCCCATCTTATACAAATAGCCGCTCGAAGGCGAGACCTCTTCTAGCATCTCCTCCGATAAGTCCTTGGCCACATCTTCTCTCAGCCGCACTTCTCCAGATTTTCGAATCTCTCTTCCCTTTACAAAAGCCACTCCAGGAGCAATGGCTATTCGAATCTTGTCCCGATCATATGGATCTGGACTGATTCTAGTAGTGTATCCACTTACCCAAACGAAGCCATGTAGTGAATGAAGCTTTCGAGCTATGGTTCGATCCATAACTGAATACTCGTAAACTGGACGAACCGGGTTGATGTTTCCGTCTATGATTTCCCACATTGGAATATCAATATCATCTTTCCTAGACGACCAGGTCCAGTAGAAATACAAAAGTCGGCGTGCTGCTCCGGCTTGAGCATAGCCGGGATAACCTTGTGCAGGGTCTAAAAGTGCTGGATCATCATTGGAATCGATGTAAACCTCTCGAACGTTTAGTCCAACATACCATGTTCCGAGGAACGGAATAGCTAACTCGCCTCCGTCTATGTCTCGGACTGCTCCCCAAGCATAAATCCTTCCAGAAGATATTTTCACTCCATTTCCAGTCCAAGTTATGTCGCAGCCCGCAACTATATCACCATTCTGGAAGAAGGCCCCTCCTAGTGACTTGATTTTCTCGTATAGAACACTTTGAATTTCGTTCAACTCGGCCGACTGCAAGCTTCGGCCAGGGAAGAATATGATGTTTTCCCAGTTGTATCTCCCGGTGGTGTTCTCCTCTGGAGGGCTCTTAGTAGAATCGGGAGCCAATACACCATAATCAACGAAAGACGTTTCCTCAGTCTCAGTCATTAAACCGAAAGCAGGTCCAATCAATCTTCCATACACACGGTATTTTTTAGCGTAAGCAACTGAACTCCAATTGAGGGTTATATATTGATTGTAGCCGAGATTGTCCGGAGCTCCTGAAACTACGACGCTGCCTCCATCAGTTTCTCCAGTTTCATTTACAGCCGTTACAACATAATAGTAAACACTAGTCCCACTACCAGTTACAGTAGCCGAGACGACTGGATTTTCCATTCGAGGCTTATACCGATCATAAACATAACGGAGCAAGCTGTTATCCATTGTCTGACTACCTCCTCATCAAGTCACTTTTGGAAGGATCTCAATCACTATCTCCAAAAGATTCTTACTCGAAGCCGTTCGAATGATTGGTGGATGATTCACATATGCTAACAACTTACCCGGATCGGCCACTTGATCTGGCAGTAGCACATTATCATTTTCATGTCCCGAAGCTGGCGTGAGATCTACTGTGATACCGAACTGGCGAAATGTAACAACTGGAAACACATCAAATTTTAAAAGTGTAGAAGCGTAAATCCAACGAGCTCCTTCATCGTAAGCATTAGCATCAGTAACCAAGGAATATTTTTGACCTCGGAATTCGATGTTACCACCTGGATCCTCTTTACAAAGTGAGACGGTCTCGGCCTTCTGATAACCGCCCACCTCGGAGAGAGATGAAGTATCGATGCTTTCGGAAGGTGGATTATTTTCATCGGTCCAAGGCGTCTGTATCCTAGCGACTAGAAACCACCACGCCCATTCATTCTTCATAAACAAAGCTTGCTTAACGGTCCCAGCTATGACTGTGGTTGCCATAATTCGATCCTCCTTCCCATTATGACAAAATCACTGAACATTCATTCATAACAAAATAATACCCAGTATGCTTAGCGCGGGCCTGAGTGTCAATTTCGGATGTATATGGAACGTCTAACAGAATGTTATAACTCACTCGGTCTTCGATGTAATGTCGAGTTGCTTTTGAATCGGTATAGCATCGAGTGGCTTGCGTCTCTTCCAGGAAATAGCGAACTCCTGTGATAACAGAATACCATACGTAAACTCCAGCACTTACGAACCTGGACAGCTCCTGGACCAAATACCACATGGACACTGGAACGGTCACTTCCACACTACCATCTCGATAATAGCTAGCGTTTTCCAAATATGACCCAGAGAGGATTCCCTGATATGACGGCATCAAGACATCTTTAGACAAATCTCGAAGCGCATAAGTGTATCCCAGAAGTTCGAACAATCTTTGAAAAAATTCCAGTGAACCTTTGTGGCGTATGAATCCTTTAGCAATGTCTAACAGTAACCGGTTAACTTCGTCAGTAGTCCGGTATATCAGTCCGAAACTGAATTGATCTGCAACTTTTTCAAGAAATTCTCCACACTCATAGGCATCATAAAGCTTTTTCAGATCCCCGATATTGGATTCTATGTCCGATACCACACTTTCCAGGGCTTCAAGAAATTCCACCCATCGTTCCTCTTCAAGAAGCCATTGTGGTATCATCATGTCAAGCTTCATAGTTTATGCTCCCACTATGTCTACACGAGTAGATCTCAAATTGAGAACTTGAGTAGTCAATTGCATATCCACAGATGGCGTAACCAACAGCACTCTTTTAACACCATTGATGGATTCCAATTCCGCTGTGATCTCATTGCGGTAGATCCATTGACCAATCTTAGCAGGTTTGAACAGGTTTTCTATCCGACTTAATGCTTCGGCCCTTATGGCTGAAGTTAATGCATATTTTCCAGTATATAGCACAGCGTATACATCTATATCATAACTCGGAGCTTTGAACAGCCGATAGTCCACTCCAACTGACCCCATCTGTGTAAGAACAGTCCGAATTTGGTTCTTCAATGTGTCAGTAAATACTCCGCCAGCTCCTTTTACATAAATGTCCACAGACCTGAACGGCGCGGCAAAATTATCTTTTACATCAAGAACCATCACATCTTCCACCCCAGGAACGCTCATCACCACATACCAAAAGTCCTCTTTGGTTACAGCTCGTTTTCCAACTCCAAAAAACTTACTACACCGTTCACGGAAGGTCTCTACATCTTCATATCCGGCTCCAGAAGTGAAAGGCAAAACCGGTTCTACATCAAACCGAGGATCATCAATGGTCCAAGAGGCCGATACCGATGGAAGATAATCAGGATCGACCAATATGTAGTAAACCGAAATGGTTTGACCGTATAGCGGTAAGCCAAATCCTCGGGAAAAATGAACTACTAGAGACTTGTCTATATCTGTGAAGACGCGAACCTGGTTGGCGTCTAGTGATTCCATAAAGTGAGTGACTACAGTGTAATTGGCGTCTCCAACTTTCACTTCTATGTCTACATCTGTAGCCATATCATTCGAGATCTTGTATTGTTGGGCTAGGGAATTGCCGTCCGAATTGAACTGAGTTAGAGTTCGGATTCCCTGTCGAACTGAAGCCACTTTGTAAGGATCCGAAGGAGATATCACTGTATCCTCAACGAGGTAAAACTCCGCATCTTCACACCAAAGTTTTGTGAACTTTGGCAGGATGACGGAAGTCCCCAGCGGAGACTTGGGAATCAGTTTCACCTCACCACAAGCCCCAATCGGCCTCTTCACATAAATCTCCAACATTTTACATAGGTGGGTAAGAGATTCCCAGTATTGTGCCGTATCCACGAACATTTCCTCATAAGTGCGCTTCAGATAATAGCCAAGAATCTGTGGAATATAAGCACACAATTCGATTAACATAGTCCCTGTGGAAGACAGCCTCGCATCCTTCCACGCATTCTTGGACTGAACCAAATTCTTGAATTGAGCTACTAGTTCTTCAAATGTAAGTTTAGTCAGATCTAGCATCCCTTATCTCCATTCCATCCATTCCCACACGTCCAGAAAATGAGGCACTTTCAAGAATGATCCTATCAACTTGGGGTCCATTAGATCCAGGATATCATTCGCCACTGGAATCACCCACCAAAGATACGGATTCTGATAAACTTCATTAGCCAATATATCCCATCTTCCCACGTATGCTTCAGTGAACAGAACTATGGATGTGGGACGTCGAAGGTGCTTCTTGAACTCGGAAAGATTCTTGTTCCAGATGTTTAATTCATTATTTTCTTTTGGAAAAATTTCCCAAATTTCTTTCATAGTGTAAGCACCTTAGACCAGATCAATGGTAGGTTCAGTTCGCGTAAGATCGCGTGAACCGTGACTTGATAACCTCCTAGCTTATGGTTAGCTACTACATCAATCTTATCCACCATTACTCGGTCTTCCCACTCCCTGAGAGCAGAAAGAACCTCCAAACCAATTTGGTGGGCTATGGCTGGGCTGATGGGCTCGTGAAGGAGATACTCTAGCCGGGTTCCGAAACTCGGCCGCATTACCCTTTCGCCCACTCGGGTCAACAGAATGTTCTCAATGCTCCGGGCCACAGCGTCAAGGTTTCGATCCACCTTGATGTCGCCCGAAGGCAAAATTTGCAACCGATTGTTGATATCAGACCACAGTTCCATCTCACTAAAAATCTAAATTTACTCAATCTCCAGCGAAAACGTTGGGGGATCCGGTCATCATATTGGAACAACAGTCGACCTTGTCCCCAATCCGACACAACGGCCGGCTATTCACATAAACGGTGCGACTTCCTGAAGCTGCCCTTCCATCATGACATCCTCCACCGCAACAATGAACTTCCCAATGATCTCGAAGCCTGTGAGCTCCTCTTTGATTGATGAAAACATTGGGAGAAGCTTCATCATTCGGCCGAGGTGGCCAACATCCGTGCCCTGTGCAAAGGTCCCGCAGTCTTACTACACGCTTAGCATTCGCCATCGCATCGCCTCACGGGTTAAGATCAATTCTTCGACCGAGAGCATCTATCGTAATTCGACCATCTTCATGAATTCGAATGTAACTTTTGTTCACACTTCTAAGCTCTATCGCTCCATTCGCATAAAAGACCATATAACTCCCCATTGGGAACCTTAGAATCACTGCCCCGGGATATTCAGCTCTCAATTCTTCATACATGCCTTTGGAATCCATAACACCTTTGCCGAATTCCTCCCAGGTGCTGCCTTTTTGGAATCGTTGCTCATTGAAGGGAGTGGACCATCCCATCCATACTGGCCTCTCAGGATCCCCTTCCTCAAAAAAGACCCATACCCAGGAGTTGACGGGAGGGATGTAAAGGATCCCCGCCTGCCAACAAGGGGTGGCCCAAGGACAATCCGAGTCATTTATCCTCTCCATGAATGGGAATACTTTGACTTGGAGCCTTCCCAGTTGTAATTCATCTTGGTTGTTTATGACTTTGGCTCGATAGATGTGATTGAAACGATACTTACCGTTGATCATGCTTCCCTCGTCTCTGACTTTAGTCTAGAACTGACTAGAACAGCTTTGATGAAATAGTGACGTCCCAACGCTGAATACAAGTGTATTAGCTCTCCAATGATCCAATCTCCACTTATCGCATTGAACATATCTCCGTATCCCGTGGGCATTATCACTCGAACCTTCTGGCCCACCCGGAGATCTGTGCATCCTGGAATGGCCACCAGCAATTTCCGCAACATTCGGGTTCGCCGAAACCTCCCTCCCCAAAGACCTGGCTGGTTGGGAGAGTGTTTAGTGCCTTCATTCTGGAAATTGGACAATTGACCTTCATCGTTCTTCAGTATGAGAGACACGATGCTGTTTTTGGTCTTCCCACCAGTGAATTCATCCAAATTGGAAACCCTCTCTTTCTTCACAGAAAGGCTTTTCAGATCAAACCATCGGCGGTCTATCACTGATGAATGAAAATCAGCCACTGAATTCCTTGACAGAAGTTGGAACCAGAGGAGGGGAAGCGTTCGAGTTTCTCGGTCCATGTATCCATTGTCGGACATTGCTCGATTAAGATCTTCATGATCTGGAGTATATTGGAATCGGAAACTTACTTCTTGATTTTCCAGTCGTGAAAAGCTTTTGAAGTAAAATTTTATCGGAATTCGGTCTCCCGCCCCTGATTCTATCCAAGTGAAGAAATCATGTTGGCGAGGTCTTCCCGAGAATGCCGAATCCACCAGGTAGCTCAAAAACATAGCATTGCTAGTTCCCAGCTGGAGATAATCCCTGCGGTCGGCACTTCGATCCACATCAGAATCAAATTCCAGATATGGATTCACTTTGCGGTAATTCTCCACTTCTGTATTGATGACCTCTTGAGCCACCTCAGAGGCACTCTTATTGTTCCAGGCTCGGTTCTTCTTCTCCAAAAGCCACGCTCCTAATATCCCCATTCCCACCATGCCGAGGGACACCGCTGAGGGGCGGTAAAAGCCCTCCTGCTTAGTGTCGCGGAAATCGGCTACAGCCATGTCAAAGGTCCTGCGGTTGCCTTCCTCCAGACCGATTTTCACTACAACATTGCCCAGATGACGATAGTCCAAATATCCCGCTCCAGGATCCCGTATCAGAATCTTGAAAGCTGGAACTAGAAACCAGAGGGCTTCCCAGACAACTAATTGCTCAATGAATTCATCCGGAACATGAATACCTTCATCAAAGCGGTATCCCTCCACTACCGCGTTCATAACATAAGCATCTACCATAGTGAGCTTGTAGTACATAGCTCTCACTCCGACATCCTGGCACCGACTTCACCGACTCGGATTATTGTTTGGTTTCCTGAGGCAATTTGATCCCTACCGACAGCATAAACAGTCGTAATAGACAAATCCACTTCACAGCTCAAAGGAACTCCATCCACACTGACTTTCGAAAATCGATGTCCAATTCTGTCCACAAAACATTGGTCGAAGATTAACCATCCGCCGATGGAAACTTCTACTACCATTTGGGACACCCAGCTTATAGCCGGAGAAATCCTCGGAACCGTTATGTCATAAAGAGTCTGTAGAGCTCGCTTTATGTCCTCCGTTGACTCCTCACTTACCAACATACATCTTAATCCAAACTGTATATGCTCCGGCATTCCGCCAAATTTCCTAGTCCAAGATATACCTTGTGTTAAAATCTTATACATATGTTTCTCGACCTCTCCCGGAATGGAACCAATCTGATTCAGCAACATTGAGCCACCGGCTAAAAGCTGATTGAGAAAACCACGCCAGTTGAGCATATTACCGAACAGCGTATCATACATCATATTCAGACCAAAACCGACTTCATCTTGGATATAAGCCTGAAATACTTTATTGTCTCTCTCCATATAATATGGATTGGGAGGGACTGGTCTAATTGTAAGCAAGTTGTAAGCCGGAAGTTTCAAGGTATCGGGCATCTTCTCACCCCTCTCTCAATTTAGACCAAGTTGCAGCATAAGTATTGCAATATCATCTACCATCAATGGAACTCTGTTAAACTCCTCGCTTGCAATCATCGGAAATGGAGATGGTCTTTCGCCAGAGATGGTCTCGGGTTTCAACTGTTCGGTCATGCTAGTGGCAATGGTTTCGGCTACCACCCTTTGCTTTTCGGCTTCAGCTCTGGCGGTCCTTTCCCTTCTCATTGCTTCCTCCCTCACCAGGTCTTCTGGATAATAGTCAATCACTGGTTGGGGAGGGGCTTCCATTCCCATTCCTTCAAAAGATGATCTCAAAGCTGAAAAGTCAGTCTGCAATTGATTTACAAAAGTTCCAATTTCCATTCCCTCAAAAGATGATCTCAAAGCTGAAAAGTCAGCTTGTAGCTGATCGGTAAAGGTCTCGGGAAGCCTTGCTTCGACCACCTGTCTAGCGGGCGGAGCTGGTGGAGGTTCATAGTGGGGGATTTCCTCGAAAGCCCTAGCCGCCTGTTTCATATAGCTGTCAATCTTCGACAGATACAAGACAGCTTCCTCTTCCTCTTCGAACCGCCGAGCCAGAGATTTTTGCAAAGCGGGATCTCGGGACAAAACGGTCTTGAAGAAACGTGGAAGGGTTTCCTTCTGAGCTTGGTAGATTTTGCGAATGATTTCCTCTTCGCTTAGCCTTTCCACCTCTTCCCGTTTCATTCCACGGAAGGCCTCCCCCAGAAGCCTTACTACACCTCCGGGACCCAGTTGAACTGCCCGAGCCAACATTGCCTCGGTCAAAGCTTGACTCCGCTCAATGTCTATTCCCCAATGCTCTTTCGCATACTTGGCGGAAGGAGCAAGAAATTTTTCTCGAACGAAACCAATTTGTGCCTCAGCGAACGCTTTTCCAATGCGAGGATCGGCTGCTACTTCTTGCCACCGCTTCTTAAATTCCTCTGTTCCAGGGATCACATCTTTGAAGTATTCTTTGAATCCGGTGGCTTCGAGGAACTCTTGCACAGACTCGGGAGTGAACTGTGGTATACCATATCCCCAAATTCCCGCCACTCGAGAAACCATTCCTGCAGCCTTGCGAAGATCTTTGATAGTGGCTCCTAGCCCAGTCTCAAATCTAGCAAAGACTGCCCCAGGACCTTCCGTGATCTGGAGCTGAGCCTCGCGGATCTGCTTTACAATGGGAGTTAATTTAACGCCAATTTGCTTCAAGACGTCTTCGCTAGGCACTTCGCCTTTCGCCCACCACCTATAAGCCTGTCCAATCTGCTTCTGCGCAAATTGGGTGGCTTCTGACACAGTTCTGGACACGGATTCAATAGCCCTTCTCGCAATCTCATGGCCTTCGCCTATTGCATCTCTTGCGGTGTCATAAGTCCATTTTGCAGCATCTTTTACCGCTCCAACGATTGTTTCGCCCACTCCGAGCACTCGGTTCAATATCCCAGAAAGTGATTTCCACGCATCCGACGCCAGCTCAACCAACTTATCAACTCCCCTTTTGATTCCATCCCAAAGATCTCCGAAGAATCCTTTCACCGCTTCCCAAGCTGACGTGAAAGCATTAGACAATGATCCGATCCAATCTTGGGTCTTGATTATCTTCTTCATTCCTTCATAGACACCTTGTGCAAACTCACCAATTTTAGGCAGAGCTGGTTCGATGAAATACTCGCTGGCTAAACTGCCGAGAATGGATCCCACTATGGCGCCAATTGGACCAAGTCGCGCCCCCAATAGACCCCCAGCCAGAGTCGCACCACCTCGAACTAGCGCCTTCCCAACTTCGCCACTTTCCAAAAATGTCTCTATCCCCGCTATTCCTGCGCCGAGATAAGGAGCCCGCTTTCCCAGAAAACCGAGAAACCTTCCAATTCGCCCCAACCTTCCCGCCTTTCCAGGAACTCCCCCTCCAGGAATCTCTGGAACCTTCCCCCTCCTCATAAGTGCACGAATTCCTATCACATCCAAAATTCGGTCAACTAAGCTCCTTCCAGCACCTTCCGCTCCCTCTATGTCCACTCCTTTGGCTTCAATTCGGAGAGTTTTGGCGGTGATTTTGGCTTCGCGATCCTGTTTAATTTCACCTTTGGAAATGCTGAGACGGGCTTCCTCTATTGACAGGTCTTCTAAGCTGGTAGCCACCTGTGTTGCGAAAAGAGTGGGACGGAAAACTTCCGCCTCTTCCACTGCTTCATACCTGCGTCCCCAAAGTCCCCTTTCCCTTCTCGACCAAGGCACCGTTGGCCCTGCGGTAAAAGGACCCAAAGCAAATTCCATCCCACTTCGAGGATGCCTAAGAGTTGTCAATCTCCTGGGAACACCCCTTCCACCACGTCTTCGACCCCCTCCTAACGTTCGCCCCTGTCCCCATGTCCATCTTTCCCACATTATTTCTTCATATAGCGTCCTTAACACCTGTCCAATTGGACCGAGTGCAGTGAAAGCTACATCAGCTAATTCTCGCTTCAATCCCCTCCACAACGATCCCAACATATGAGTTCCGAATGAAGCAAAAATCTGCGGGCTAAAAATCAATCTCCTAAACAGTCTCCCCAAGAAGGTTTCGCCACCTTCGGGCCGAGCCTTCTTGCGCCGATCTTTTTCCCACTCCCTTCTCCATTTTACAATCCGATCATCAATGCGTTTGAAATAGTTCTCCAACTCTTGTCGCTCTTCTGGAGTTCTCGCGGATTCATAAATTGTTCGCCGAATCTCTTCGGCCATTCGATCTCCCACTTCACGGGTCTTTTCCACTGCTTTGCGGACTTTCCGAACTTCATCGACAAGGATGGTCTGTGGACGTCCCGCCGCCACCGCAACAGGTGTAACCGGAACCGCTTTAGCCAACTCCGGCTTCATAGCATCAACGGCTTCTTTGAACGAATCTCGGATTACGGTAGACAAGTTGGCTAAGTCAAGATTCAGTTTTTCGACGCTTTTCGTGGGAAGGGACAAAAAATAGTCAGCGGACCTTCTCAAATTCTGTCTAAAATTTCGCAACTCATTGGTGGTAGCGGAAAGGGACATCCTGAATCCACGAGCCACTCTGCCGAATCCAGAAGCCAGTTCTCGAATCTCTTTCTTAGCTGAAGAAGCCGTGTCGGACACTTCAGTCATATCATCGGTCATAGTTTGAAAAGCAGATCGAAGATCCCTAAGCTGTCTTTCAAGTTGAGAAACCACCTGTGACACAGCTTGCAAACTGCGGGAGGAATCCGCACCAGCTTTAGCCAATTCGCTAAGTGATCGGACGGCTTCTCGGTGAGCTCGCTCCTCTTCCCGTTGCGCCCGCTCTTCTTCCATTCGCTTGCGGATGCTTTCGCGCGGCGGCCTTCTACCCCCATATTGGGGAGCCACTTCAGGCGCCCCAGGCTCTTCGGGAAGATCTCCTTCTCCCCTTTCATAGAACTTCTCACGTTGTTCTATGAGCCGTTGTCGATTGATTTCAAAATCTTTTTCCAACCTTTATTTCCCCCTCCGCATTTGTTTCATTAACTCGGCTTCCATCTTTTTGGTTTCTTCTAACTCAACTGCGAACCGTTTCCATTGATACACATACATTGACTCTGGAAGCAAAATGTGAAGAAAGTAAGCAATTTGAAACTGAATCTGTAGCAACCATTCCCAATGCCTACCACTGGACAATAAGTAGAAAAAAGGGAATGGCTACCTCTACCTCCTTTCCACAAGTGGAACAGTTAGCAGTCGCGGTCTCTTTGATCCCATATGATCCTTCCCATTTTCTCACGAATTCCAGAGCCTCCCTCATCTCTGCTAGAGAAAGATCATCCACCCTTCGACCCATCACCACAGACTCCAGAACATCGAAATCATCCACTTCACGGAACCAATCCTTGCCTTTGGGAAAATAGCCCGAGGCTCTGGGGAACCGCACCTGGACCCCACAAGGGAGAGTCACCGGCTCGGTGAAATCGTTGGGGATAGTGGTTTCGTCCAATTGCATTAGATCTAACTTCACTCTTCCGCTAGCTCCACAGTCACATGTGTAGCCAACATCAGCCAGAGCTCCGATACTGTTCACTCTGTGGGCCAGAAGGACCTTTTTCAGATCTGGAAGGGTGAGATCCATGAGAGAAACCTGAGGAGTGTTAGCTGTAGCTGAATAGAGAGTTCCCTGCAAGATGGATATCATTCTCCGAATGTAACCCAGCTCAGTTTCATCAGTAGCTCGAACCAGAGGCTTGATATCCGCAACTTTCAACGGTCTAAAGGTCAATGTGGAAGGGTATCCATGTCTCCCTTGTGAGGGAAGAGTGACTGCGAAGACTTGTTCTGTGGTGGGTGGTTGAAGAACTACATTGGATCCTTCCTGAACATCCATCATGCGGATTGGCATAGCGCGCCTCCTCCTCCTTCTTGTTCTGTTATCGGGCATTAGTCATTCTCTCTATAGACATCACGGCAAAGCTCACCGTGATAGTCAAAAGATCGCTTCTCGAATAATCCAACCTGAACGGTTCGGCAGAGGTGGGATAACATTCTATACATTTCACTCCCCACACCCGTTCGCCTTTCAGATTCAAAAACCAAATTTCAATATTTTTCCGAAACTCTTTCAGTGGCTTGAAATAGCGATATTTATCAGAATCACTCCGATCACTAATTAGCATACTTTGAATCCACTTCTGGAAGTAGTTCATCACTACCATATCGTCACTTTCCCAGAAAGTGATAGACAGATCGAAGTCTTGCCAACGGGCGGGGATTTGTAGCACTCTTCCATATGCAAGGAAGTAATTCTCAGTGTCAATTCTATCAAAAATTGGAAGGCTTACATCTTGCACCTGATATGCCAACCGCTGGACCACATCCAGAGAGGCAAAGTCCGAGGGCAGTATGACTTCAAAATTGTAAGCCCTCAATGGCTCGCGAACCTTGCCGATTATGTCAGAAAGTGCAACGGGCAACTTCCTCTTACCTCCCATATTCTCATTAAAAATCTAAATTGGCAAGAAATCAATCAAAAAGAAGGGGCCCGAGTTGCCCCGGGCCCCATCATCAAGGAGGTGGAGGAGATGGAAAGAAGGGAATCAGGCGAACTTCTTTGCAACCGTCTTTCCCAGCGCTTTGGGAATTTCACCAACTATTGCATTAACCAACCTGCTTTCTCTAGTCCACGCTGGGAGATCATAAGTAACGTCCACCCACTCTATTCCAGCTGATTCTAATTTCTTTTCCAAATACTCTATGAACTCATCCAGATACATATCCCAAGCCAAACGATCGTTCACTTCCTTGACCACACTTTGGACAATTTTCTGTGCTTCTGGATTCTCATTGACGCGCGGCAGATGATAGCTAACATTCATAACCCGAGCTTTTGGAAGCCATCCGAAATGATCATAATGCACTCTGAACAACAGGTTCTCAAGCATCTCGGACAGCTCTGCTCCCAAATCTCCATCATAAGCCATAGCAAAGAAATTTTCAGGATCCATTGGCAAAGATCGGCCCTTTTCTTCCAAAGCTGTAGTGATGAGGTCCTCGATGTAGTGTTCCAACTGGGACCTTCGAGGATCATCGTAGCGACAACTCGCTATAAGATCCTGTGAAAAATCTCGAGCTTCGACTGTTATGTAAATGTCCATCTTAAGCTCCTTTTACCACCATAAAGATTCTTCAAACTCTTGAAACTCGGGATATTCATTAAGGAGCTCTAGCAACATTTTCTCCATTTCACGTTCAACACGTTGGCTAAATTGATTGCTATCTATACTTTTTCGATCAATTGGCACATTCCCCACCTTAACATAATCCATTATATCATCCCAAACCACTTTACAAGTGAGGTAATAGCTACCATCCTCTTTATTGGAAGAAAATCCTAACAAAATCCCACCCGTAAAAGGGTTGCCATACCGATCTCTACCCTCTATCCAATACGCAGTTCCAAACTCATTACGACTCTTATATGGTTCTACACTTATAATCTCCGCATCCGTATATATGGCCATGAGTGACCTCCTTATTTACTTTACGCCCATCTTGGGCTCCTTTTACCATTCCAAAAATTCTTCAATATCTTCAAACTCGGGATAATTATGAAGAATTTCTCTTAACAATGCCTCCATTTCACGTTTAACTCGAGGACTAAATCGACCGCTCTCCATGCTTTCGTGGTCAATCGACTCTTCTCCCCAATCAGCATAATCCACCGCACCATTCCAAATCACTGAACAGGATAGGTAATAATCATCATCCTCTTCATTGTAAACAAATCCAAAATAGGCTATAGCCTCAAAAGGGTCACCATTCCGATCTTCGCCCTCTATCCAATACTTAGTCCCAAATTGGTAGTAACCTTCATATGAACTCTGTCTTACGATTTCAGCATACACAGCTATTCCTCCTTATTCATCAGCTTTCTTCAAAGTAGTCATACATAATAGTTGCCGTATACTCGACAACATCCGATGCCTCATAAGTCACGTCCACTGTATCAACTGCCGTTATCATTGCATTCTTCAAAGTGACCGTCCGGGTGGTATTCTCTTTTCCATCTAGCAATCTTATGCGGATTTCACCGGACACCTCAGACTTATCACCTTGGGCACCACTAAACCAATCTCCCACCAGAGTCGCCCATTGAATCAAAGCGTTGCGGATCATTTGATCCACACCTTCCCAGAACCGGACAGTGATAGTCTTGTCTCCAGTTTCACGACCACTCACCTTCCAGTTCATCCATCTCCAATTGATGTCTATGGTGTCGAATGAACGACCTGGAACCCCGGTCCCGCGGGCTCGGAACTTCATATTATCTGAAGCTGCTAAGCCCACTGGAGTTCGAATTATTTCGACCTCCCAGTTGTAGGCTCGCTGGGGTTCTACGATTCCTGCAATTTGAGTCAAGCCAGGCATATCGATGACCTCCTTATTCCAGAGTTATACGACTTGTTTTCGAAAATCCTTCTCAAATTCTCGGATCATCTTCTCCAATTCTTCATTGTCACGCTCAAGTCTGTCTACCCAATCTTCCATCGATTCTAACGCATCGGTTAAATACCACCGGAATTCGCGAATCTCTGACAACGCTTCGTCGAGAAGCTCTTCACTTACCAGATCCGCTATTCGGTTCAACCACCGCTGCGTTATCCCGATCAGATCATCATCCCGTTGCTTTTTTACACGAGGCAACTTATACCATCCTCTCCTCAAAGTTGTATCCAGTCCTGGTCACTATCACCTTTAGCCAGATGAATCTAATCGCCCTCGTTGGCTTGAGGTAGACCTCGACTGTGAGCATGCCTTGGTCAATCTGATTGGGAGGATTGTTTCCGGTCCCAATCGGATCGGAAACCACTCGGTAGTCCAAAACACCGAATCGCCTCTTGATCGCCGCCATAAAATCATCCAACACTGCAACCACTCTCTCACGCGTAAAATCGGTCAGCGGCTCGAAGAGGAACTGATCCAAAGTTCTGCATACATTCTTCTTAATGTAATTGAGAAGCCGTCGAACCTCTATGAAAGAGAAGGCACTCTCTTGAGTCTGCAAAGTGCGGTTGTTCCACAGCGCTATAGCACCGGGCTTCCGTATGAAGCAATTGATCTGAAGCTTGTCCAGTTCATCCCTCTCGGCCAGGGAGTAGTAAATCTTAAGCCCCAGCACATTGGCACGTCCACGATTCAAACCAGCGGGCACCCACCATGGGTCATGTTCATAATCGCATCGGGCCATCATTCCCGCTACCAGTCCCGAAGGTGGGATGTAAAGTTGAATATCATTGTCATAGTCGTAAACCTTGAGCCAAGGCGCTATAGCCCAAGCGTACGATGAGGACACTAGGAAATTGGTATTTCTCCAAGTCTGGATATCAGCAACTTTGTAAGTTCCCTCATCCACATCTAACACCGCTACAGCATCCCCCCGACCTTCGGCCAAGTTGACTAGAGCGGTCCGAAGAGTGTCTCCACCGATTCCGCCCTGTATGAAAAGATCCACATCGTATTCCTCGGTGTTGGAGAAGAGATTGTAGCGGTCCACTATCTTTCCCACTTGGACCGCCGCTCCATCATCTCCACCCGCTAGACTCACCGCTGTAGTGAAGGTCTTGGGATAAGCTGAATATGTATCAGGATTAACCACTGCTCTCACATAATCATTATTCGCTAAAACATTTTCAACGAAAATGCTATTACCATAGCCATCCTTTGCATCAGGATTCAAAGACACCGTTCCATCGAACCGCGTCTCAACAGATCCATCGGGAAGCGTTTCTGTAATCACTAGGCGGAAGGTCTTGTTGGTTGCATTGGCCTGAGGAATGGCTACTTTGATATTCTCTCCAACATCCCCCGGGCTCCATGCATACAAGAACATACAAGGCGTAATATCCTGCTGCGTATAATCACTCCAATTGGGAATCACTGGTCCACTTCGATCAGTCTGAACAGACATTCCAGAAGTTGGGGTAGTGGTAGCTGAAGTTGAATCACTAGTGTTCACCACTATGAAGGCGAATTTAGCATCATCAGCCACAGCCCTAACTGCCCAAAGGCCTGCATAACCGCTCTGAAGGAAACTAACCGCTGCGTAATGAGAAATGAAGCCCTTGTCTAGTCGATGCTGAGTGGTGGAGTAGAGCTCTTTGAATTTGCGTGTGGATGAAACGAATTGTGGAGTGACCGGACCTCTTTTCGCACTGAACGCTATCACTCCAACACTAGTGGGCAGATTGCTCACAAATTGAGATATGTCTATCTCCGTAATCTGAACTCGAGGGCTAGCGAATGTTGCCATTGGATTTTACCTCCTCTTCACAGATCTCATTAAAAATCTAAATTCAAGCCACTCATTCATACCTCCAAAAGACAAGGCAACGTTTCCTCTATCTCTACTCCTTCATCCGAGAAAACACTTCCTCCAATCTTGAATTTTAAATTGATCTTTCTCAATGGAACATATTCAGCTGGTTCCATCACCGTCAAACTATATTGATCCACTCCTCCCATCTCTGGGACGTTCTGTGGAACTATGTAAGTCAAAGCTGATATAAGCCCATTGAATCGGTAAAGCTTAATCCCGCGGTCTCGCAAAGTGAAATCCACTGATGGAGGATCCACATGTTCCATCAACATTGATACCGGAATGCGATACTGATTTCCCCAGAGATTCAGTCCCATTTCGGATGATCGATTGAAATAGAAAAAGTATGATAAGAGACTGGTGGCCTGTCGACCAAATGGAACGAACAGAGACATCTGGTATCCCGCCTTCACAGTGAAGAAGTTGAGCTCTGTGTATTTGCCTCTCACCTGAACATAAAGTCGAAAGTGTTTTCGACTTCTGAATGCAGACCTTCCTGAATCATAACCAAATTCTTCTAGCTTCAAGAAAACCAATGGACGGTCGGGAACCTTAAGCTTCCCCTGTGTCGCATCAAAGTCAGTAGTCCTGCGAGCCAAGTTCAAAAATTCCTCACTTTCGTGCAGGAGGAAATACAAGTCGCCTTCTCCCACTTGGAAGTGGGTGATGACCTCAGCTGCTACAGTTCTGTTAAGTGCGTCCAACATTATGCATACGTCCTAAAGATCACATCTGTATCAGAAACCTCTAAACCCCACTCCAACGTATGATGGTAAACCAGCGCATAGGATTGGGGGGATATCCTCTGAATCAATCTAACGAAAGCCGGCTTAGTATATTGCGAAAAATCCTTCAACTCGGCCATTTCTCCGAACAGTCCCGCTGTAGTCACTACATCGCCCACACGAAGAGACACCCGATTTTTCCTCAATGCTACATCTGGCACTACAACAATGAAAGAATGTCGGAATATGTAGCCCAGATCATCGGGCTCAGTGTCGGTAGTGTTTCCAATGATTCGAGCGGGAAGAGTAACTTTGGGGAGAGATTGGAAATAGTTGATCACTCGGTCCAGGTAAAAGCTGTAAAGGTCGCTTTGAGCTGGTCTTAGGTCAACAGTTTCATCCACAGCATAAAAGTCCACCGGATACCAATACATTCCACTATAGCTTTCCAACCAAGCTTCAGCTGACCCATATTTCGCGGACATCCAATCGTAAAGCATTTTCAATCCTCAAAATGTTGTGACGCTAAGGTCTGCCAGTTGTACGATTCGCTCCCTAGCCCTTTCGATCAATTCCTCGCCTTCTGTGACCATGGCTTCGGCATCGAATTCAATATTGGCATCACCAATTCGGATCATCCTCCGGGACCTTCCTAATGCCGATAAGACATGCCCCGTACAAAGGTCATGGAGAAGGTCCTCAGTTTCTGGATCTATCTCAGCGGTATCATTGGCTTCGTCGAAGACTAAAGGCCAATGTGCAACGATTTCCACCTGTCCCTGATAGCCAACATAAAGCATCGGCTTTTCATACCGGTAAGCTATCATGAATCGAGATAGCGGCTTAGTAGACAAATATGATGTATGAGTAATAAACCTGAAGTTGAAAAACTCGCCTAGATACAAACCATAGATGCTAATTGGTATTACATTGGACACTATCTCTGGAGGCGGATTGTCAAATTGGAACGGCTGAGCAAACGTCACATATGTCCGGACATAATCGGTCTTGTAAAAATACTTTTTGTAGAATG